GGTGCAATCTTAGTATTAAAGAAGTCACCAACTCTTAAGATAAGAATTGGAGGTGCTCCGAAGGCTGTGTTTACAGATTGGTCATACTGTATCGTTGTTTGTCCATTAACCTCCTTAATTGTCGGTATACTTTCACCAGGTCTCATACACTGTTGTAAGAAAGTTAGACGACTGTTGAGTCCCTCAGGGGTCATAGAATGGAATGCAGGATCGAAGAACTTAAGTTTGTCTTTGAGGTTGTCGAAAACCATTGGAGTTTCTTCTTTAACAACATCAAAATAATCACACTCAGTCAATAATTTTCTTAACACTCTTTTGGTAATATTATCTCTTTGAACTTGAGTGATTGTTTCAGTCGGTCCTTGTACATTAGGTTGGTTACCTCCACTCTGAATTGGTGTAGGGACTGTCCCTGGCGGATTGTTTTGTGGTACGGTTTCTGTTGTGGTTATGTTTTGTTGTGCTGGCGGTGCCGGAGGTTGAACTGTAATATTAGATATTATACCTCTTCTACACGCCATTGCGTTTCTTGTGTAAATGTCTTTAGGTCCTACATCTTTACCATCAGTACAATTGATTGTACCCGTACCTAATTCTTTAACTTGTGTACGTCCCGCATCTAAAGATCCATCTTCACCAACTGAAATCGCCTCAAACACTAATGTTTGTGGCGTTCCATTAATAAATTTAGCAAGCTCAGGATCTTTTTTATAATACTCAATAATTGAATTAGATCTTCTTAATCCAAGATCTTTATTATATTCGTTTTTAGCCGGTGCTGACGCTCCTCCTGTTACCGTTATTCTAACTGAAGATCCTTCTTTCAACGCCACTAAAAGTTTATTATAAAACTCTCCACCTATTTTCATTTTGTCGAACGAGTTAACAACACCTTGAGTAAACATGTTACCCACTTGTGATTTTGCTTGTGGATCAGCAACTCCTTTTGGACCTGTTGCTCTCTCACCATAGGTTGTTTGATTAGCAGAAGACGTATATGTGTTATAGGTATCAATATAATTTACGACTGTTTTTGGTACGTCATTTTCAAAATATAAACCTATTCCTCTATAAACATCGAAATCTTTTTGTCCAACTGTAACTACAGGACCAATAGCTTGACCTGATGATTGGCTTGTAACTGCAGGAATACCCGAGTTCAATAAAGCATTCGCTTCCAATACTTCTTCCTTAGTAACTGCAGGGTTACTCAACATTCTTTGAATCTCAAACAAATCTGTTCTATCTATCGTCGCATATTTTTTTGCTAACTCATACAAGTCATACTTTCTACAACCAGCAAAGAAAGAATTAATTATACCATCAACTTTAGCCTGATTTGTTTGATCTTTCAAAACTCTATTAACAATCAGATTAAGAACAGAAGGGTGATCCACAACAATTTTCCAAGTAAGTGATCCTGTTCTTTGTGTTGACTTATATGTATAAATCGGCTCAGGTCGACCTAAGAACTCTTGTTGATTCCAACCTGTACTAACTGATTCGTTTACGGTTAACCCATAAGGAGGAAACCACATAACTCTACCACCGTTTGGTCCTTTCTCACAATCGGCTAAGTCATCAAACATTTTTGATGTTCTCCAAGCTAAATTCTCAATAGAAAACATGTATTTCTTAGCATAAGAACCATTGGCACCTCCAATTAAATTGGTTGAATCTTGTCCACCATTTCTTCTGTTAGGAACAATATTCAAATTGTATGTGTTGTCCAAAACAGAATATGAGAACTTTCTTCCTTGAGTTGTCATACCATCTGTCTTCTGTAGGTCGTTGTATTGAAGATAAGGAGTGTCTTTAGCAAAAACACGACAATATTCAGCACCAACCTCATTTCCAATCTCACCAACGTAGGATATAACTCTTGATCCCTTAGTCATCTCTTTATATCCATCGTTGAATATTTTACTTACTTGATCAATGGCATTACCCACATGTTCAAATTTCTTTTTTCCTGGGGGTTGACTTTCAACTAATCTTTGTGTGTCATCAAGTATAGATCCTGTTTTGAATCTATAGTTTGTTGAATTGGAATCATTGTAAGTTGACGGATCAAAGTCAGGGTCTTCTCCCATTTCTTTACCGCCAGGGCCTACATACTTTCCGGCATTTGGTTTGTATTTTGGTGACACCCAAGTAAATCCACCCTCAATTCCACCACCATCAGTGTATGGTACTCCATTCGCACCTAAACCTGGTGACTTCTCAACTCCTTCATATAATTTTGCAAGTTCTGTTGGTCCATAAACTGGTGACTGTACCGCTCTGCCGAAGTGGTCTGTTGGTATTTCACCTATTGGTGAGAAGACCATTCCCGGATCCGATGTTCTCGACCCAACATAATAATCCGAACTATTTGATCTACCTCCAACAATTGCACCACCGAGTCTGTCTACGAAGTTTCTATCGTAGTCAGGTTTGTACAGGTTCATGTCTATATTCTTGAATAAGACACTTTTTTGTCCCGCACCTGTGTTACTTAAAAACTTTTGTGATCCTGAATCTGATCCTAATAATCTGGCAAAGAATTTACCAATTCCACTTTGAGTTACAAAACTGAAAGCGTTTTGTATTTGTTGTATCGTTGTTGGTTGTCCTAATCTAATTTCAGTATCCCAATAAGATCCAGGAATTGGTGACACAGGAAAATAAGTACCCGATAATCTTTGGGCTAAATCTACCGCGGCCAATAACGGATTTCCCGGTACTGTAATTTGATAGTTAGGTTCAATTAAAGGTATTCTATTTGTTAAGAAACCAAATATATTACTACCACTACTTGCATTGAATAAGTTTGCCCTACCTACTGTTCTTTGATATATTTCAGTAGCAATTCTTTCTTCGAATAGTTTTTTGAGTTGTACCGCACCAACTTTAGCAATAAATGAATCTGAACTTAATAATCCGTTAGAACCTAAAGGGTCGGGATTATAAAGAATATCAACAGGTTCATAAAAAGAAGAATCGAAGTTTGGATATGCCTCAAATTCTGACTGTTTGATAACTGTTTGTGTATCGTATTGAAACGGTGTATCAGGTGAGTAAACATTGAATCTAGCCATTCTGTCGTTGAAAACAGCAAAACCATATTCATTTGGATCTGGTTTGGCATCAACAACACCTGTGTCAGTAAGTACTGTCTGATACGCAATCTGACTTGGGTCTACATATGGAGCCAAACCGTAAGGTTTTAAGTTCCTCGTAAACAATTTTTTTCTAAACCCTTCTGTACTTCCGTAATCTAATGGACTAGGCATTTATTTGTTTTACAATAAATAGGTTCGGACCTATTTTTTTATTTGATTTTCATGTGTACTGTCTGCCCTGTAGCGTCCTTAGTTCCTGTTGCAGTTTTAACAATATAATCCTTGAATTTTTGATCATCCATGATTTTTTGGAATTTCTTTAGGAATTCAGGGTCATTAGTGTCGCCTTGAACATCTACAATAATATTAATATTACCTGTATGTGTAACTTCTTTCTTCTCAGTTATTCCTGTAGTTTTCCTTGTTTGTTCAATTTGTTTTGTCAAACCTTGTGATGATGTATATTGTTTTAATATATCTTGGAATTTTTCTTGTCCTTTTCCTGTTGTTAAAGCTTGATAAGCCTCTTTAGAAAAAGGGTCTTGTTTTCCTTGTAGATTTTTAGTTACACTTTGTGTAAGAACTTCAGGTACTTTTTCGAAAACACCAACAATATCATACCCCATCGATTTTAGACCTGACTTCATCTCACCCGCCACCGACTCAAAAGATTTTTTTCCTGTAATTACATCTTGTATTGTATCTTTTAGATATGATATTGCTTTTTCAGTTCCTCCTTGTATCTTGTCTGCATTCGGTATTAATTTAACAATAGCATCTGTTGCGGCGGTTGTTAAGGCTCTTGTTTGTTCAGGTAAATCTCTTAATGGTTGAGCAACACTAATACCTTGTACTACTTTTTGTCTGATTGCGTTAACATCCCCTGCAATAACATCTGATGTTTGCATTTGTGCTCTGGCAATATCCTCCATAGATTTCGGAGCATTTTTCTGAGCTTCAATTGCTGCTTTCAATTGTTTTTCACTAAGTTCGGTCAGTTTTTTATTTTCCTCTTTTCCTTCTTCATTTCTAACTTTGATAAAATACTCACCACCCTTATCCATTTGGGCCATACTGGCAATATATTGTTTCTCCTCTTCCGATAAGTTTGCACCAAATTTCATTTGACCCATAATCTTATCGTTGTTAGCTAACGCTAATCCCATCTTCGATAGATTATCGTATGATATACCAGTCTCTTTGGAAATTTCTCTTAGGAACCTAATTCCTTGTGGGTCAATTTTGAATGATTTTGTTTTTTCATCAAACACAGTATATCTCTCAGCCATCTGAGCAATAGATTTCTGTAATCCTTCAGGGTCATTAATAGAAGCATTCATTAATGCGAATGGGTCTGAGAGAGTTCCCATATTAACACCAAGTCTTTGGAATGCTGATGATAGTTTGATTGCACCTTCAGGATCCATAGCTCTTTCAGCAAATTGAGCGGTATCTCTCATACTCACTCTCAACATAGCTGATTGTGCTGCCATCTTAGTTAATCCTAACACCCCACCGTCAAAGTTAAATTTGTTCAACATGTCAGCGTTTTCAACCACAGACTGCATCACCTGTTTGGTGTTCATTCCAACACTCTGAACATAGTTAACCCCTTGAATTAAGTTTTCTTGTACGTTTTCAAATTGTATTCCGACATCTGTAAACTCCGTTACTATTGTGTCTACACTTTCCCCAATAACTTTCGAAGTCGCAAATAACTCTTTGATTGTTTGATTTGAAGCAACCACATTTTTCTTTGTCGCTTCTGAGACTTCTGTAATAACCTTTGCAGCATCCGCAGCACTACCTCCGAGTCTTGCTAGTTCTGGAGTCGCTTTACCTATTTCCTCAACAACATCAGAAATTCTTTGTCTAGTTTGACCAAAAGTTCCGTTAAGTTCGGTTGCTAACTTATTAAGATTTATAATATTATTAGCAATATCTGTACCCAAGGTCGTTGGGTCAAACGCTTTCGCTAATTCTGATCCTAAATCTTTATTATCCGGTGCGGTTTGCATTGAGATGTTTTATAATAAATAGGGAAGGGACCAATTTTAGGTCCCTTGACTACTGTTTTCTTCTATCCATTTTTCGAGAAGAAACTTTCTGACAAAGATTGGCATAATCAGAAAGTCATGATATGTTATTTTCATCAAAGAATTTAAATAATAAAATTCTTCAATTTGACTCTTTCTATAATCAGAAGAAAGGACGAAAAAAGTCCACCCCAAAACCAACATTAACCGTTAGTCTATCTCCTGATGGGGTTGTTACAACTCTTTCCATATCTAACTTAGGTTCATTTTCATCCAAAAACTTTGAAATGTGTTTGGAATCCATGATTAACATGTTTTGAATTGCTCTGGAAATTTCTCCTTTATCTCTCGTTCCGTTGAGTTCAACTATTTGTCTTTCTAATCTCCAAGTAACTCTTGGTGCAGGTCTTCCTGCAGGATACTTTTCAATCATATTTCTAATATCTTTCAAGTCACCAAATGTTAATGGTTTTAACTTAACATTCATGTTTGACTTTGGTAGAACTGTCTCATACAACCCTTCTTCATTTGGTAGAAGACCTTTTTTAATATTAAGCTCATCAAGTAATACGGTACCCTGAAACGCCTTTTTGGTTACAGGATCTGTTAAGTTGAGTGTCATCTCAGGTCCGAACGCGGTGTTTCTCAAGAAGATAAGAATTGCCTCAATATCACCTTCCAACATTTCTTCAGGTTTGATATCTGGTTCGAATAGTTTTGCTCTGATAAGATTGATTGTTAAATCATCACCTCCCCCCATCAAAATGTTTTCATCGTTCGCAGTTAGATAACCAACTTTAACTGATGATTTTTTGTTCTTATAAAAAACACCACCCGATGGAAGAGGAACCACGTCATGTGGAAGAGATAGTGTTTGTGTTGCGTATTGCATTGTTTCATTATCCATAATAAAAAACCGTGAGGTTTTGTCCTCACGGTTAAATATAAACTGACTTTACTTTTTATAAAGAATTAATATATGAGTACACATCTATCCATTCTTAAAGAAGCTGTAATATTCGCTAAAGCATCTTGTGAATATGATAAAGAATTGAAGTTAACGTCTGTTAAGAAAGTTCCGTAAAGAATCCACTTCTCAACAACCACTCCTGTTGGATCCAACATTTCAAGGTCGATATCCTTTTTGT